ATCCTTGATACAATCTTTGATGCATTGGCTGCACCAGGGCAAGGTCTTAATGACTATGTGATTGATGAACTAAACAAACTTCCGTTCCTTAATCTTCGTAAGTCTCCCAGGGCTGAAAGTGAAGCTATCAACGCTATCCGTGACATCGGTGGCGTTGTTATGCCGTTTGTTGGTTTGCGTAAAGCAGCTGGTAAAGGTGTTGTAGCCCCAGTTAAAGCCAAGCTTCCCCCTCGTGCTCAACGTAGCAAAGCGTTGAAGCTGCTGGGTGAAACTGGTTTGGACCTGGGTATCGGCGCTTATGTCGATATGACTGTTGAGCAAAACAAATATAACGACAACCTTGAAGCTACACTGAAGAAGAACTGGCCGAAGTTCTGGTCTTTTATTCCTTCTGATTGGGCGACTCTTTCTGCTGACTCTCCTGATCTCAGACAGAAGAAGAACGCCATGACTGGTATGCGTCTGGGTGTGTTGACTAGCAGCTTGGAAGGTTTGATCCGTTTCCACAACGCTCTTAATAATACCAACGCATTTACTAAATTCTTCTTTAGAAACAAAGCAGCAGCTAAAAACATCCAACAACCGTTGGAAGATGTAGATGATGTTGTCGATGTTGTCGCTGATAGCCTGGCTAAACGTGAAGAGTCTTTGGATGAGGTTGGACAACTCAACCTTTTCAACCAAGCAGATCTTAATAAACCTGTTCTTGGTGTTGATGATTCCTTCAACGCTGGACAGTCTGCTGTGCGTGATGTAGACGACATGGGTGTGTTTGCTGCTTCTGTGGATAACTGGCGCATCATGAACAATGATGGCACCGTCCACGGTCGTTTGGCTAACATGACCTCCGAAGCTGCTCTTGAGTATGGTACTGACATTGCTCAGATGACCCAGCGTAACCTTGTTAAAGGCATTGCTAAGCAGCTTGACGAAGCAGGTGACTTTGATGTCTTGACTCCTAGTGGTAAGAAACTGAGTTCTGATAAAGAACTTGGTGCTGCTGCTGATCGTCTGGCTGAGATTGTTACTGATCCTTTGGCTACTCCAGGTTTTGTTCGTAGTTTGTTTAACGAGATCAACGCTGTTGCACCTAAGATCAAAGACCGTGCAGCTAAGAAAGCACTTCAATTCTACAAAGACGAGGTTGCTAACCTAAACGTTCAACGTGCTTCTGCTTATCTTTCTACTTCTCTTGCTGGTCAAGTCTCTGACTTTGCCGAAGCATTGAAGCATATGGAGGATCCTGAAGCTATTGCACGTGCACAACATCAGATCTTCAATCGTATGGAGTTCCTGATGTCTGAGGTTACAGCTTCCCGTAAGCTGAACCGCTCGGCTAACGCATACGTCAAGGGTCTTGCTGCTGGTACTATCCGTCCAGACATGGCAGAAGAGGCACTGGACTCCGCTATGGAGATCATGTCTAAGTCTGCACAAGAGGCTAAAGATACTGTTGGACAACTGCGTAAGATTGCACAAGAGAATCCTCTGTACCTGAAGCCTATGATTGAGGCAATGGAACTGGCAGATGGTAACGTTCAATCGTTGCAGGATCTCTTTAACTACTTCCAACAAAGCACCTCTGCTATCCACAAAGGTTTGATTGATCGTCAACCTGAGATTAGGAATGAACTGGTCGAAGGTGTGTACGGTGTGCTCCGTAACGCCATGCTTGGTGCTCCCTCCACTTTCTTTAAAGTGTTCTTGGGTAACAAAGCAATGATGTTGTCGGAAGTCGGTACCCACATGGCAGGTGCTGCTATGCGTTGGGACTTTGATGACCTGAAACGTGGCTGGTACGCTTATAACTCTGTCCTGGATAGCTTCTTTAAAGGCTCCAGGTACGCTGCTAAGATCATGTACAAAGCATCACGTAACGAGGACATTGTTAAGCCTCAGATGCGTAACGACATGATTAACCGTAGTGCACAAAAGCTCAAGGTTATGAAGTCCTTTGCTGAAGCAGCTTTTGCTGAAGGTAACGAAGGACCAATGTTCTTGTACAACATGGCTCAAAACCTGCAAGACATTAACGACCACGTGCTTTCTAGGTACGGTCCTAATGCTATTGCAGCTGATGACGGATTTACCAAAGGTGTCTTCCATAACATTCGTGCTCGTTTTGAAGCGTATGACGAAGCTATTGCAAAGGGTCTGCCTATTGACGAAGCAGTTGATGCTCGTTCCCAGGAGATCTTTAAGAGCTACATGGATGAGAATGGTCTTCTGTCTAACCCCGCTGCTGAGTACATCGCCAATGATATTGGTATGAACTTGGATAGTGCACAGACTAAGGCAATTGGTAGTTTTGTTAAAACGTTCCCGTTCCTTCGTCCGTTTATGTTCTTCTCAACGGCTAAAGGTAACGCTATCCGTCAGTTCGTTGAGCACAGTCCTGTCAACATCTTTATGAAGGACTACGATAAACTGATTACCAACACTCCTATGCGTGAGTTGACTGATCAGGAGATCGACGCAATCATGACTCCTCGTGGTCTACCTGCTACCCGTGCTGAGTACGACGCACTTAAATCTAAGTACATCGGTAAAGTAGCTGTTGGTACGATGGCAATGAGTTTGACCTTTGGTATGTTCCTGCAAGGACGTATTCGTGGTAATGGGCACTTCCAGGCTAACCGACAGAAGGTACGTCGTGCTACTAACTGGCAACCTAAGACTTATCAAGGTTTAGATGGTAAGTGGTACAGCTACGAATGGCTTGGTCCTATTGGAGACTGGGTTGCACTTATGGCTGATGTTATGGATGCAGGCTCTAGCATTACCCAAAACGATGCAGCTAATTTGACCCGTAAAGCTGTGTTTATCTTTGCTTCTGCTCTTGGAGACCGTCAAATGTACGGTAGTCTGGAACCTTTGATGGATATGGTGTCTGGTGACATTTCTGGTGGTCAGCGTTGGGCAGCTAACATGACCAGTAACCTCGCACCTCTTGGAGGTTTGCGTAGGGATATGGCTCGGGTTATGAACCCTGCTTTGCGTGAAGTTAATGACGACTTCATCAGCCTGTTGCGTAACAACAACAACTGGCTTGACATGATCGACAAAGAAGGTGCTCTTCCTGAGACCTATGATTGGTTGACTGGTAAGCCTGTTGGTGTCGCTGAAGACTGGAAGGTTCGTGCCTGGAACGCTTTGTCTCCGATGAAAGTGTATGAGGGTGATGCTGCCATTCCTGAGCGCAAGTATCTACAAGACATTGAATACGATGCTGTTCCTATCTTTAACAAAGGTGAGAACGGTGTTGACTTGACTCCTGATGAGCGTTCTGAGTTGTTCCGTATTATGGGAACACAAGGTACGTTTAGAAAGGCTATCGCCAAGATCATGGCAGATTATCCCGCTGATGACTTCAGGACTTCCTTGAGAGAAGCTCGTTCTCTTGCACCTGCTGGTGAGAAGATCCCTGCGGATAAATGGAACTTTGTGTACAACCGTCTCGACATGGCAGCTCGTGCTGCTAAAGAAGAAGCATTCTCACTGATGAATGAAGAGATGAAGGCAGAGCTGAAGGCTAGGGAATACGCTGCAGGTGTCAACGCTCGACGTGTTGCCCGTGGTGAAGTTCCTAGTGCTTTGAATATGACCAACAAATAATCCACCCATTCCCAATTACTAATTAGCGTAATGGCTGTTAATCCTGAACAATACTATACCGGGGATGGATCTCGTACTCTGTTCCCGTTTTCATTTCAATATCTTGATGAAACTGACGTTAAAGTAAGTGTTGACGGTACAGTTAAACCTACAACTGAATATTCTTTTGCCAACGCTACAACTATCTCTTTTAATACGGCACCTTTAGCTGATGAAGAAGTCCGTATTTATCGAGACACTAATGTTGATGAACTGAAGGCTACGTTCTTTGCTGGTTCTTCTATTCGAGCTAATGACTTGAATGATAACCTGACTCAGAACAATTATGCTGTTCAGGAAATCAAAGCTTATACTTGGGACAATGAAACCAGCACGATCCATAGTGACGAAACGTGGGTAAGCTCTGATACTCAGATTGCTACCACCGCCGCTATGGATCAGCGGTTCCTTGATGAAGCCGATGAAATTATTAAAAGTACAGATACCTGGGTAAGCGATGATGATCGTGTAGCCAGTACTGCTGCGATTGATGCACGTTTCCAAGATGAGCTAAGTGAAACTATCACATCTTCGGAGACTTGGCCAAACGATGACGATACTATTGCCACGACTGCGGCGATTGATGACCGCATTGATACTGCTATTACTAATGATATTGGTACCGATGGTACTGGTATCACCGTAACGGACGATGGCGACGGCACTATTACTCTTGGTCTTGGGGCTGGTTCTATTGATCTCGATAGAATAAAAGCTGCTGACATTATTGTGTCTGGGGAAACCTGGGCAAACAATGACACAACTATTGCTACTACAGCAAAAATTGATGATGTCATTGATGATGCTATTACTGGTGACATCCTTGTTGATAGCACTGGTCTGACTAAAGTTACCAGTGGTGGGCAAACTACCCTGGGTATTGGCGCAGGTTCTGTTGATCTTGACCGGATCAAGGCTGGTGATATTATCACCTACGCTGAGCAAAACGCTGGTCCTACCACTGACGATGATAGCATTTTTACTTCTAGTGCTGCTTCCCGTCGTTTCGATACTCTTGTCCAGACTGGCACTCCTAGCGGGTCTGACTGGGAAACTGGTAAAACCTGGCTGCAAAATGACGATAACCAGACCCTTAAAATCTGGAACGGTTCTGCCTGGCTAGACGTTGCTTCTGGTGGTTCTTTCCGTACTCAAGATAAAGTTATCTATGTTGATAGCACTGGTGGTGATGACTCTAAAACTGGTCACCGTATTAGTGGTCCTAAATTGACCATTAAAGAGGCTATCAACGACATTAACGCAGACATCAGCACGTCTATTAAGACTGCTGGTTCTGGTTACACTGATGGCGACTACACCAATGTGCCGCTGACTGGTGGTACTAGTGGTTCTGGTCTGCAAGCTAACATCACTGTGGCTAGCGGAGCTGTTACTGCTTGTACAGTTACTAGTACAACTACGCTAGAGGATTATCAGATTGGAGACATCTTGTCTGCTGCTGATTCTGACCTTGGTGGTGGTGGTGGTTCTGGATTTGAGCTGGAAGTTGAAGGCGGTGGTGACGGTATGACCGTTATCGTGTCTGCTGGTGATTACGAAGAAGCGGCTCCTATTCAGATCAAACGTCGCAACGTGTCTATTATTGGTATGGCGTTGCGTAGCACTATTGTGCATCCTAGCAGCTCAACCCAAGGTGATCACGCTGATGGTAACAATGCACTGTTTGAACTCAACAGTGGTTCGTTTATCCAAAACCTGACGCTGACTGGTATGCAAGCTGGTACTTACAGTGCTGGTGATCCTAATACCTTAGATCCTGACCTTCCTAAGCGCCAAGGTTGGAACTTTAAGTTCTACAACAACTGTGTTATTACGAAGTCTCCGTACATCCAAAACTGTACTAACTTCTCTGATAGCCAAATTGTAAACAACAGCAACTTTGATCCCCACAACCCTGCTGGAGGTCAAGGTGGTGACCTTACTAACGAACCTACTGGCGGTGGTCTGCTTGTTGATGGTTCTGTGCCTAACAGCGCTAGCCCGCTGCGGTCTATGGTTTGCGACAGCTACACCCACGTTGGTTTGAATGGTCCTGGTATTCTTGTTACTAACAACGGTTATTTGCAAGCTACCAGTAGCTACGCTTTCTTTAACAAGTACCACATCAAAGCACGTAACGGCGGTCAGGCAAACCTTGCTGCGTCTACCACTGACTTTGGTGAAAAGGCACTTGTTGCTGATGGTAAGTCTACTAGTGCTATTTTTACTGCAAGTGTCAACGGTGCAGCAACTAGCACTTCTGAAACCTTTGACATTGATGGTATTACTGCTGGAAGTGGCTGGTTTGGTGATGCTAATGTTCCCGCAACCAATATGTTGGTTACGGTTACCAATAGTGATGCCACGACTTCTACATATCCAATTCTGGAAGCAACTGCAATTACTGGCGGTTACAGAGTTAAAATTAGCCGACCCAATGCTACCAACCGTTCTACTAACGACGGTTTAGAGAAAGGATTGGATGATGATTCTGCTGTGTCGTTCTTCCTTCGTTCCCAGATCGCTTCTAGCGGTCACACGATGGAGTACGTTGGTAGCGGTATGGACTATGATGCACTGCCTGAAAATGGTGGTGTGCCGGATGAAACCAAACAGATCACCGAACTTAACAACGGTAAGATCTGGACTGCTATTACTGACCACAACGGTAAGTTTAAGATTGGTGGTAACCAAACCGATGACCCGATCTTTGAAGTAGATCAACAGCTTGGTTTCATTACCATTCCTACTGGTTCTATTGCCTTTGATTTGCTGTCGGATACTACTCCGCAACTTGGTGGTGACCTTGACGTAAACGGTAACACGATTACTGGTCTTTCTTCGAGTCCTACCGCTAACGACGAAGCAGCATCTAAAGGGTATGTTGATAATCAACTATCTGGTATTTCTTCTGACAAGATTGAAGAAGGCGATTCAAGTGCTGAAATTGTTGACACCGCGAATGGGCAGTTTATTGTAACTACTGATGGTGCTGAGCGGTTTAGAGTAAATCATCTCGGTAAAGTTGGTATTGGTACTGCCTCTCCGTCAGCAGAACTGCATATTACCCCATCTGATGCTGCTGGTGAGGCAAGCATAACGCTTCAGTCTACAAATACTACTTTTGGCGCTTCTTTTGGGTTTCAACATGGCAGCACTGTTAGAGCAATTATAGATACAACGCCTGGATCAAATGATTTACGTTTGCGTCCTAGCAGTACTGGTTCTGTTGACGTAGATACTAGCCGTATCATTAACGTTACCGACCCTACTGGTGCACAAGATGCTGCTACTAAGAACTACGTTGACACCGAACTTGCTGGTATTAGCTCTAACTCGATTAGTCAAGACAATAGTAATGTCACAGTAACTGATAACGGTACCGATCCTGCTTCAATTACTATTACTGCTGACGGGACTGATACTAACATTATTAACAGTAGTTTTAATAATCAGTATGTCACTCTTGCTCAGCAAAGTGAAAAACCGATTCTATTCTTTGAAAACGTTAGTAACGGTTCTAATTATGTAGGGTTCAAAGCACCTGCAGCTATTGCAGCTGATGTCACCTGGACTCTTCCAAGTGCTGATGCAACTACCTCTGGTCACGCACTTGTTAGTGACGCAGCTGGTACGCTTAGCTGGGCGGAAGCTGGTACTGCTTATCCAGAACGTGGTGCCTCTGGTACTAACCGTTGGGCAGTTGTTCATTCCTATACTGTCGATGCTGACTACTCGATTCCGTCTGGTAGCCATGTGATCAACGCTGGTCCTATGACGGTTAACAGCGGTGTCACGGTCACTATTCCTACTGGTTCAAACTGGGTTATTGTTTAATTATGGCTATTACTATTAACGGAACCTCTGGAATCTCGGGTGTGGACGGCTCTGCCGCCACCCCGGCACTTCAGGGGTCAGACACAAACACCGGCATCAGCTTTGGTACTGATGAGGTCAATATCAACACGGGTGGTACAACTCGGGCAACATTTTCTAGTAACGGAAACGTTGGAATCGGCACTACAACAACCAATTGGGATTTGCTTGACGGATTGATCGTTCAACCAAGCGCCGGTCTTGCTGGTATAAACATTGCAAGTAGTAGTTCAGCCGACAATGCTTATCTAGCTTTTGGTTACGGTACAGCTCATGCAGATCAATTTTCTGCTTATGTCGGCAGAGTTGGTGACGATACTCTGGCTCTTGGTACAGCAAATACGGAGCGGATAAAGATTAGTGCAAATGGAAATATTCTGTTTCAACCAGATGGCAATGGTATAACGATCTACAGTTTCAGCACTGGCGCCGGTACCTCTACAGTTAAATATAACTACAACACTGGCGCACTTACTTACGACGCGTCAAACCGATACGTTAAAGATAATATTGTTGATTGCCCATACGGAATTGCCGAAATTAAGCAACTTCAGCCAAGAAAATATTTTCGTATTGACGATCAAATCAACGAAATTGGATTTATTGCCGATGAAGTGTCAGAAGTAATGCCTGAGTTTGTGTCCATGGGTGTAAAGTCTATTGCGACTAAAAACCCAGAAGACACTGAGATTGTCCCTCTTGCTGTCAACTACGAAAAAATGACAGCCGTGCTAACCAAGGCGCTGAAGGAAGCAATCACCAAGATCGAAGCCCTTGAAACCCGCGTCGCCCAACTCGAAGGAGGTACTAACTAATGGCACTACGATTAAACGGCAGTAACACCGGTTACGTCGAACTAGATGTACCAGCAGATGCTGGCAGTCATACGCTGACCCTACCCGATGGTGGTGGGTCTAGCGGTCAATACCTACAGACCAATGGTTCTGGTGGGTTGAGTTGGGCAGGTGCTGGCAAGATTTTGCAGGTCCGACAGACTTTTAAGTCGGATACATTTACCACAGCATCAACTACATACACTGATTTGACAGGGTTATCAGTCTCGATAACACCAGCATCAACAAGTAACAACATCTTAATTTTTTATTATATAAACGGATCCAATACAACTGCTGGCAATACTGTGGCTTTTCAGCTTGTCAGGAATAGCACTTCTATTGCCGTTGGAGATTCCGATGGAAACAAAGGTCAGGCAACCAATAGATTTCAAGTTAGCGATATTTATCATACGTTTTCTACCTCTGCCTGTTATTTAGATTCACCCGGATTAACGTCCAGTATTACATATAAAGTGCAAATTGCCACGCAAGGAAATACCGCAACAATCAACAGAACAGGAGGTAATCTCGATACTTCAGGTCCCCGTGATGTCAGACCAGGTTCCGGAATTATTGTCATGGAGGTAGCACCCAATGCTTAATCACGAAGCTATCCGCCGCGCTTACCCCAACGCGGTCACTATTGACGACGGTACTGGTGCTTTTGACGCCGACGGCAATCAAATTCAACTGGACCAAGCTCTTGTTGACGCTGCTGCAATCGAAGTAGCCGCCGAACAAGCACTGGCGGTTTTGCGTCGTCAACGCAACCAACTCCTTACCGAAACCGACTACCTCGCTCTTGCTGATGCAACCCTGACTGACGAGATGCGTACCTACCGCCAAGCACTCCGCGATCTACCGGCTAACACCGTGGATCCGGCTAACCCCGTTTGGCCAGTTAAACCCGGAGGAAACTAATGAGCAGAATTAACGTAGCTAATTTTAGACACCCTGATGCAACTGCTGATAGCATCACGGTAACCAGCGATGGTGATACTCAAATCAACCGTGCGCTTGGTTTAGGCGGTGCTACTTACGGCTCAAGCGGTCAGGTTTTGACTAGCGCGGGGTCTGGTGCTGTTCCGACTTGGACGACTCCTGCTGCTGGATTGTTTGAAAGTGTTGCTGCAGTAACTGATCGAAAAGCTACTGGCACTTCAGCTGGTTCAAGCGTCCAAAATACCTGGTCAACTAGAGTGTTAAACCACGAATTATTTGACCCAGATGGGATTGTAAGTTTAAGCAGTAATCAATTTACACTTGGCGCTGGTACTTACTATGTTGAGTGGGCGGCTCCTCTGCATGACGCTCAATATGGAAAAACGAGATTATATAATGCTACGGATTCGGTTACCGTTTTAGATGGTGAAGGACTTTATTCACCTACCGCTCTAGATCTTACAGTTTGGTTTCGAGGATTTGCTAGATTTACAATTGCGTCATCTAAAGCATTTGAAATACAGTATAACGTTTCTTCGGATCAAGTTTCATATGGTCTTGGCATCGGTACTAACAGAGGAGCCTATGAATATTACACAACTGTCCGGATTTTCAAGGAGGCTTAATCATGGATATTCCTATTTGTCTTAATCGACTTGGCGTTAAGCCTGAAATACTTACGCTAAGCGATTCCGTCCCTCCTCACACCATTGTCCGCTGGGAAGGTGGTGATCCTCAACCAACCGAAGCTGAGCTTCAAGCTGCTTGGGATGCTTACCAAGCGGAAGGCGGCACTGAAATGATTGAACTCCGTTCTAAACGCAACCAACTCCTTACCGAAACCGACTGGTGGGCGGCTTCTGACCGCACCATGACGGATGAACAGACGGCTTACCGTCAAGCACTGCGCGACCTGCCAGCTAACACGACCGACCCGGCTAATCCGGTTTGGCCTACTAAACCCTAACTTTTTAGAACAATGATTGCACTTATCCGTCCCGTTCTTATGTCGTTCCTTAATAGCGACAAAGTGAAGCGATTGATTGTTGATATGCTCCGCAAACTGGCTGAGCAATCTGATAACACTGTTGACGACCAAGCCGTTGATTTTATCGAGCGTGGTCTCTTCGGCGGCTGATGGACTTGGGAGCACCACCGGTACTGCCGGTTCTACGGCTCCCTGAGCCCCCTCTACTACCCCGTCCGGTACTGGAGGTACCACGAGCCACTTTACCCTCCTACAAGCCGCTTGTAGTACCTCCTAACGACCTTCGTCCACCTCCGGGTGTACGTGGTGTTAACAG